CAGTCACCAACCGCCGCAAGCCATTTCTTCCACACCTCCTGATTCTGTATCGGCACCAGGCACATACCGTCCTTACGAAGAACGGTCCCCGGCACCCGAACCATCCGCCATCCGGTGCTGAGTTCTACGGGCCGAGTCTGACAAAACTCAATCCGCTCAAACACGTCAACGGTCGGCTCAACTTCAATCCGAAACCCCGCACGAGCATACCACCGCTCAATATGGCGGCGGAACAAAGCCTCCTGCGCACGCTCCATAATAATGACACAATCGTCACCATTGTTGACCAACTCGGCATCAATACCATGACGCTTACAGAAGGCCCACAAAAGAGCGCACATCAGCAGACAATTGCCCAACGATGTATTCAGATCACCGGAGGAGCGAGTTCCCTCAATCTGGAACCTCACCTCCCCATCCGGTGCGCGCGCAGTCCCACGGTTACGTTCCTGAAACTTCAGGAGCCACCGAAGACGCTGTGAACTGGGAAACAGCGCCCGATAGAAACTGTGCTCGTAAAGCAGAGCCGCCCGAGTAACATGCATGTCGAACTTCACAGCATCCAGGCCGATGGCCACAGGATCCTTGAAGATGTCCCACTTATCGCGCAGCACCCTCGCACTTTCATCCGCATTCAGCCCCTTGAGCACAGTGGCTCGAGTTCGCCTCCCCCATACCTTGTTGATGCACCTATAGAACGGCTTTTCGGCCGCCTTGATGAACCTAGCAAGTTCCAGGTTATAGCGTGGGCTTCGCGGGTTAATGATCCGAGGGGCTTTGCTTACGTCCTGCTTCTCGAACTTCACAAACGAGTTAAGCAACGCATCATGGTCACACACAGGGTCACGGAGCAAAGAGAGATGGGCATCAGCATATAGCCTCCTCTTAGGCCCAGCATAGCAGTCAACAACCTGTTGCCTGGTAAGCTGGGGAAGATTGGGCATCATCCGTGCTACCTCCCCTTGAAACGACTGGAGTAGAGGTCCTGAATAAAAGTGGTCCTCAGCCTCCAGGGCCAGCGCAAAGCCGCCAGCCACCTTGCATGTGAAATACCGTTCCGCAAAAGCTTTCTCGATGTTCCGCACATTGTTGTTGTAAACCCCCAGGTTGTGGTCTGG